GGCTGGATCGGAGCACCATATGATATTCTCGGGTGCATTACTAGGATTAACGCTAGTAACGATGAGATCAGCCATCTTAAGAGGAAATTTCTCGGCATCTGATAAGCTTGTGTCTAGTTGGAACTGCAACATGTAGTTTGACCGCCCCATACTTGACTCTCTTTGCAGTAAGTCTTCATCTGTAAAGCGGTCATCTGTCGGAGCCCATTCATCGACTCCATTATCTATATCTATCTGTAACTCAGGAGCTAGTAGTCCTTCGTATTGGGTAATGTTTTTACCTCTTGGGTATCTTGCGGGCCAAACCAAGGGACGATACGAACGCTCTGCCAACTTACGATAAATAGTAAAAGTAGTCTGAGGAGTCCCGAGATACATAATACGGCTATCACTCTTGGGTGTAAGGATAGATTCCGCTTCCGTACAGAGTTGAAGTAGTTTTTCACGCATCAACTCCGTCATACTGTTTCCCGGCACTTCCACGTCGTCTAAAATCATCAAGTCTGCCCTGCTTCCAGTAAGCTGCCCTGTAATACCCACACTCTTCACCGAAGGTGCTTGGTGAGGTGAGCAGTTTACGTCGAAGCTGATACGTGACCATCTTGAGTCGTCTGATTTTGGTCTTAAGAAAGTTAACCATGGTGTCTCGATAATAAGTTTCTGTAAGAAGATAGACATGTTATCTGCACGTTCTTTAGACGCAGAGATAATCATGATCTTTCTTTCGGGGTCATTAAATAAAGTCCATAAAACAAAAGCACCAGTAATCCAGCTCTTACCAACGCCCCGAAACGCCTGGATTTGTAGTCGCTTGGGACCAGTCTGCAAGTAATCTGCAATCGCATATTGAGCCCTCGTAGGCGGTGGAAGATGTAATTCATGCCACAACGCTTGCAAGAACAACTTAAAGTCTTGCTGTAATAAGGCTAGAGAATTTTTTTCGGTCATGATTTAGGTTTGTTTTTCTTTCCTTTAGGTCTGCCTCTACCTTGTCTAGCTCTTTTTTCTAGAATTTCATTATCAGTAAATGTTCTTCTGTAGGCTTGTTTAATAGGATTTTCGTCAATAATTTCTTCTCCTATTTTTCTAATGCCTGCACCAGTATCTCCAGTAATATTTACCGTACCAGCACCAAAGCCTCTAGCTGTTTTATCATTTAAAAACGTATCTAGTAGACCTAGCTCTCTAGCTTCCATTGAGTCATTTAAATAATCATTAATTATTTCTTCTATCCAGCTTTCATGGTAACCATTACGATAACCTCTAGGGTATAATGGATTTCTTCTTAGTTTAGCGTGGTTGTAATTTTCTTTCATTAAACCTTCATCTTTAAAAGGTTTATTATACATATCCAACTGTTGCTGTCCATGTACCATACCTTTTTGATTTCTAAAACTTTCTCTCACTGATTTCTGACTTTGTTTTGGTAACATTTTAAACCCACCAAAGTCAAACCCCCATACTTCTTCTATGTAGTCATTAAAATCTTGTATACCATACCTTCTGTGAGCTTCTAATGCTTCCATTACATACTGCTGAAAATCGTCATGCAATTCTACTGGTAGTATTTCTGTAAGAAAGTCATCTAACTCAGGATGTAAAAATTTAAGATATTCTTCATCTATATTTTTAGATGTACCCATCATTTGGTGCATTAGTGTAGGTAAATCTTTTCGAGATCCACGAGCTCTGTTACCCTTCTCGACTAATTTAACAACTTCGTTTCTACGTCTATCCAAGCTAATTTCAACAAGGTTTCTAGCTGGTTCAAGTTCTAAGTTACTTGCATAGTTAGCACCTTTTTGTCCTAGTCTATAGTGATTTTTAGCAGCAATTTTATGACCTATATCTACCGCACCAGAATCAACACGCAATTTTTCAAAGAAGTTCATCATTTCATCTGGTGTTATATCAGGTTTAACTTTTCCAATAGCAGCCATAGCACGTGATGAACCTAAACCTTTCATATAATCATTAAAACCTTCAAGTGCTTCTATCATGTCATCAAATCCAAATCCAAAATCTAATAATTTAAACTCTTTGTTTAATGCAGATCTAGCTTCTTCTACTTGACGCAGAAAACCTTGTTGCTGTTTTAAAAATGCTTTTACATGGTAATCTGTACCACCATACTTAGATTGTAATTCATTTACTAAATTTCTGTCTATTCGAGTAGTTTCCTTACGAACAGTAGGTGAATACTTAGGTGTTCCGGGTTTACCTTCTAGACCGGGGCCACGAACAGCAGCATCTAAATCAAGTGCGTCACCTTTACCAGCAAGTATTGCTACTTTCTGTTTTTCTGGTGTTGTTAATGGTTTTACAGCTGGTCTTTGAGTAGCTTTATTAGCATTTACTACATTGTCAAATACCTCGTCACCTAATTCATTAGTTACAGTTCTTTGTGCAAGCCTAGGTCTACCACCTAACAGGGATGCACCAATAGCATCTTCAGCTGCCTCTGCTCTAGTAGCAGCTTTGGTAGATTTAGCCCATGCTTTAAGTAACTTAGGTGTTTTAAGAAAGCGTTTTGGTATATATCCTAAGCCAAATGTAGCTAGATCAACTGTATCAGGCAGTAAAAATTCGCCTAATAACGCTAAAGCTACATGTCTCTCGCTTAGACCATCAATAATACCTCTTCGAGCTGTGTATAAGTTTTTATCACCAAAGCCTATTCTACCGAGTACAGCTTGGTCAACTTTATCCATAGTCTCGCCAAAGACTTGTAGTCCCTGCCCTGCAATTCTTAAAAAACCGTCAGAGTCTCGTTCACGTTTAACGTACTGACCTCTTACGTTTTTCTTTTTAAGCTCTTCTTCTAGAGTGTTAGGATCTTTAGGGTTAATAGCATCATCAAATACTTCTTGATTTTGTTTGTTAACTTCATCCTCAAGACCAGCAGGCTCTTCAGTACCACTTATTTTTTCTTTAGCTGCTTCTACACCAGTTTTGTTTTTCTGTATGGTTTCTTCATCAACTATCTTACCTTGATTGGTAGTTTCGTTAATTACCTTACCTTCTTCAGTACGTTTTTTAGCTTCTATTCTGTCTAGTTTACGTCGATTGTTCCGATTCTTCTTTCGATTTCGGGCTTCATCACGTTTTTTACGATCATCGTCTGTCATCTTATATGTGATAAAATAGTTTGTTCTCTATCTGTGATGCCGAATGTCGACCTCATCCAGTCTCTCCAGTTTTTACTACCTTTTTCCTGATTGCATCTCCTACACGACGGTACAACATTTGTTGCCACATCTTCTCCGCCCCTACATTTTGGACGTACGTGGTCAATGGTGAGTTTTTGTAAATCATAAGTTTCTCCGCAATAAACACATGTACAGTTGAAGTGCTCTTTGATGGCTCTTCTCCAGAGCCGTTTAGAATCTGAACTTGTCATGGTTATTAAATTGTGTAAATAGTGATCAGGGTTTGGTAGTAATGGGGTCATTTTTTAATTTTGAGTCTGCTACGTCGATTTTTTGATGGCTTTTGTAATCTGCCACGGGTTTTACTACCCTTATAATGGGCGGCATCCAACCCGTCACGGTTGCCATATGTTCCAAGTTTTCGATTAAGTTTGTTTGCATTGACTCTAATTGCTAGACCTTTTTTGGTTTTGTTATATTTCCGTTGCTGCTTACGCCTTTTAGCGGCAGCCTTGGGGTTCTTCTTGTAATACTTAGAAGTTTTGCTTGCCATATACTTTCCTCTTTACAAGAGATGGGTCAACAGTAGGTAGAAGTTTGTTTAGTTTGTCTAAAGGACTACCATCGTAGGCAACACCTGTTATGTCGTTGGTTTTTAGCCAATCGCAAGCTGCTTTTAAATCTTGTGTAGTCGCTTCTCCACTCTTTATTCTATGTAAAAAGTCCTCTGTAACAAGATAGTGTAGCTCATTAAAGGTTTCTTCTGTTGCTTTCCTAGGTAGTTTCTTTAGTTCATCCATTATGCTTTGCCTTTTTTGTTTTTCTTCTTGTAGTAGTTCATGATAGTTTCCCTATCTTCTTGTGTATAGGGTTCAGCACCGGGGCTGCCTGCTTTATACTGTCTTTTAGAAGCTTCTCTTACGTCTTTAGGCACTCCAAAAAAGTTAGCACTAGCTACGTTTAAGCTGCCTGTTGGGGGAGTTTTCTTTGCACCCTTAGATGCACCCGACTTTGCCATGTTATTCTCCTAATAGGTTTTTTTTAACTAGCTCAACTAGCTTGTCATCTACTGTATTATCTGTAGATTTTGC